GATCTGTCTGAGAAAGACTGGGGGGCTACGAATGACCGACGAAGAGGCGATTGACCGGATGATGAGTTGCGCCAGCGCGTACCACTGCAAGCGAGAAGAGGCGTGCTTTGTGGTGGTGACGCGATTCAAGGAATTGCTCGCCCACTCCCGAACCGAAGCCGTACCGGAGCCAGACCCCGACGTGGTGGCGCATTACGCGCCGACGTGGGAAGCGCCCAGACCAGACTGGAGCGCGGCGTGAAACCCTTTCGGCTGACGCCGATAGACCCGCTGGAATCCGAGCGACAGGCGGGCATCGTCAATTACCTCTCCGTCGAAAAGCGAGTCAAGTTTTTCATCCGCATCAACGGCGGTGGGAGGTTCATGAAGGGAAGCTTCGTCTGGTTCTACAAGCTATGGGTCGGACGGCGAGAACAGAAGGGGCGGGGTATCCCCGACATTGTTGGGATGCTGCGGGACGGGCGGTTTTTCGCCCTGGAGGTGAAGCGGCCGGACGAGAATCCGACCCCGGAACAGGCCGAGTTTTTGTCGCTGGTTGCTGATGCTGGCGGGGTGTCCGGCGTGGTCTGCAACTGGCTCGACGCGAGAAAACTATTGATCATGAGGCATGCGGAATGAGCAGATTGACTACGGAACAACACAAGAAGCTGCTGGAGTCGATCCGGCAGTGGGGAGACTCCCAGGACCGGATTCAGGCGGAGCAGGACCACCAGGCCGCACTGGCGGCGGTGCTGCGGGACGAGTGCCAGATTTCGGAGAAGCACTTCAAGCGGGTCGCGAAATCGTACTGGGCGGACACGGTGAAGAAAGACCGGGAGGACGCGGAAATGCAGATGGATTTATTTGATTTGGCGTGCAGCAAAGACCCGTATAAACCCTATGAATGGCTGAATGGAAACTGCGCAACGGCAGAGATAGAACCGAGGGCGATGCAATGAGCCGCATCCGCACTATTAAACCTGAATTTTGGACGAGCGAACAAATCATGGAATGCTCGCCATTAGCTCGCCTGGCCTTTATTGGGATGTGGAATTTTTGCGATGACAACGGCGTCCACCCCGCGTCTTGTAAGACCCTCAAGGCGGAAGTTTTCCCCGGCGACGATATAACCGCCGCCGACGTACAGACCCTGGTGAGCGAATTGATCCACCATGGGTTGCTAGTCGAATTTCATGCAGAAGGCCGCCGGTGGTGGTTTGTCACCGGCTGGCACCACCAGCTGATCAACCGTCCATCCAAGTCCCGCTACCCCTTGCCGCCGCGCCATGCGCCGCCACCCAAGGACGCCGGACCCGACGCCGATCAGGGTCAGCCGGAAACCGCAACAACTCACGGAACGCTCATGGATGGATCAGTGAGCACTCACGGAACGCTCATGGAGGACTCATTACAGGAAGGGAAGGGAAAGGAAGGGAAAGGAAGGGAAAGGAAGGGAAAGGAAGGGAGTGTATCGCCGCCTTCGGCGTCGCGCCCGCCCTCCCGGAAAACCGCTTGTCCCGCCGACCTGTCGATCACCCCAGAACTGCAAGCGTGGGCCGACCAGCACGGCTATCGCGAGTCGATGGCCGCTCACCTGGAAAGCTTCGTCGGCAAAGCGACCGCCAATGGATACGCCTACGCCGACTGGCAAGCGGCGTTGCGTAACGCCATCCGCGACGACTGGGCCGGACTCCGAAAGCCGCCCCCCATCGAGCGAGCGGTCCCAGGAGGTGGCCGAGCCCGCGAGAAGGTGGATCGGGTTTCGGCGGACCCGCGAATCGCCGAAGTCCAGCAGATTTTGGCCGGGGCAACCCGGGCCGTGATCGAGGGGGAATGCGCGCATGTCACCCACTGAAAAACAGGCGTTCGTGACGCTGCTTGTCAAGGCGTTCCGCATGGCCGGCAAGGACATCACCGGCGACCCTGAAGCCGTCGCGGACTGGATGGACGAGTTCGCCGACTACCCCATCCCGGCGCTGGATACCGCTTTCCGTCGCCATCGGCGGGAGTCGGTTTACCCGCCGAAACCGGCGGACATCTACCGCTACCTGGACGGACAGCAGGCCGCAGACGGCCGGCCGAGCGCAGACGAGGCGTGGGGGCTGCTGCTGCGGCTGATCCGCGACGAGCGGGAAACGGGCGTGCTTAGCGACGAGATGCGCGAGGGGTGGTCTGCCTGCGGGCCGATCCTGGACGCTGGCGACGAGGTTGGGGCCCGGCGATGCTTCATCGCCGCCTACGAGTCCCACGTCCGCGATGCGCGCCAGCGGCGCGAGCCGGCGCGGTGGACTCCGACGCTCGGGACGTGCCCGCAGTTGCGCGCGCAGAGGCTTGGCGAGGCGGTCAACGCCGGACGGCTGGGCCGGGCGCACGTCGCCGGCCTGTTGCCCGGACCTGCGCCGGCCAGCATCGAGCAGGTGGCCGGGTTGCTGGAAGGACCGGACGCGCCGCGCGGGGCGTTCGATGCTGCGGCCAGTTTGCGCGGGCTGGCGGCGATGCTGAGGCGGTCGATGGTCGACGACGAAGCCGAGCGGGCTGCGGAGCGCGCTCGACGGAAAGCCGCCGAAGAGGCCGAGCGGGTCAGGGCGACGGAAATCGCGGAGCGCGAGGAAGCGCGCCGCCGGGGAGATGGGAAGGCGGCATGACCATGGCGCGCATTCTCGCTTCGGTCGAGATGCAGCGCCCGGCTGTGGCCAAGCCCGGAGATGGCGCCACGCCGTGCCCGCGCTGCGGCGAAAACGCGGTCGCGCATCGCTTCATGGCTCGGGACGGGGCTGTGGTGGAAACGCTGCGCTGCGGCCGGTGCGGCGACGCGTGCGGGCCGCGCGATCCGGTCGGGGCGCATTGCGCGGGCTGCCGGCACGGGCGGTCGGCGACTCCGGGAGATCGGGTGGCGTGGCATCGCTGCGAGCGCGGGCTGCCCGGCTGGTGGGGGAGCGCGGTCCACCGCTGCGGGCAATTTGAGCCGATGGCCGAAAATCGCCCGGAAACGGCCCTTGCAGGCGACGGCGACGCGACCCGCCACCCAACCATTGCCGGACCAGCAAAATCGACTGGAGGCGATTCTAGGCCGGTTTCGCGCGATTCTGGAGGGCGGTATGAGCGAACCTGATCGGGAGCGGTGGCTATCCGGGCTGAAACCGGGGGACGAGGCGACGGTGGTGTGCGCTTGCGGGCGGTATCCGGTGACCGTCGCGGCGGTCGGGGACGAGGCCATCGAACTGGAGGCGAGCGGGCTGCGGCCGGGGATGCTGTGGGTCTGGCGGCAGACCGGCATGCGGCCGGACTGGCGATGCTACATCCGGCCAACCGACGCGCTGGCGGATTACCCGTCACCGCTTGATGCGCTGGAATCGATGATGGAGGCGGCATGAGCGCGATGGCTTTCTCCGATTTGGGGGTCGAGTTTTTGATCGGCTGGGAGGCGCTGCGGTTGGCAGCGTACAAAGACCAGGCCGGAAAGTTAACGATAGGGATCGGCCACCTTTTGACCGCCGACGAGATCAAGACCGGCATCATCGTCATTGACTGCGAACCGCACGCATGGAGAAACGGCATCACGAGCGAAGACGCAATGGCGCTGAAAAGGCAAGACTTGCGCCAATTCACGCGGGCGGTATCCAGCCGCATAAGGCACAGCTTGGAGCAGCACGAATTCGATGCGCTGGTTTGCCTCGCGTACAACATCGGGGAATTCGCGTTCGCCGGATCGAGCGTCGCGGAAAAAATCAACGCCGGAGCGCCAGAAGATCAGATACGAGAACGATGGATGATTTGGAATAAGGTGACCGTCAACGGAATAAAGAGGGTCAGCGCAGGACTGGCAAAGCGGAGAAAGGCGGAGACCGCCGTTTACTTCGACGCCGATTATAGCGGGAGGCCATGACCGGCCTCAATTTTGGAATAGAACTGGAGAAATTATCGTGAAGAACCGATCAAAAATGCTGTCTCTCGTTTTGCTGGGCGCGCTCTGTTCTACCGCGACCGCCGCGCCGTTTTTGGTGTGCGACCCTTACCCGTCGAACGGGCCGCAGCCCACGGAATTCGTGATCGCCATCGGGACTGCGGCGCCGATCACGGTTCCGGCCACCAGGGAATCCGATGGCGACGTGATTTTGAAGTGGGATGTCGGCACGCAAACCGGCTCCAAAACCTTGACGGTGAAGGCCAAGAACGCATGGGGGGAAAGCGCCGTCTCCGCCCCTTTTTCGTTCGTCGCTGGCGCTCCTCCGGCGGCGGCTGGAATGCGGCTGGTTCCACAGTGATCTGGACAAAAAGATGACCTGGGGAAGTTGGCTGAAACCGAAAGACGCGCGGGGCCGGGAAAGCCGGACGCTGGCCCTCGTCGGAATGACGTGGCTGCTGATGACGCTGAGGTTCGCTCTAGGCGGACTGGGAGCCGATTTTGGCGGGTTTCGCATTGAGGTGGGGGCAACGGCCATGATCGATTACGGCGCGGCCGTAGCGGCTGTTTTGGCGGTTTGGCTGGGGCGCGAATTTATAGACAGAAAATCGCCGGGAGGGAAAACCGATGTTTGACGCGATTATCGGATGGGTGGTAGCCGCCGGAGCCGGTGCGCTGGCCATTTGGGGCGTGCGCTGGAAAGTGCGGGCGAAGCGGGCGAAGCAACAGATAGACGATTACCAGCTATCGTCGGACCGGTGGGAGCTAGATGCGAAGCGACGGATCGAGGAGGTCAAAAGGCAAGCGGCAGGGAAAGCGCCCATCGATCCGAAGAACCGCAGGGATTTCGAGTGAAAGCTAAGCCGTGTAAGTTAGAGCGTGGGCTCGGATATGTGCAATGTCATATTGATAATGCTACGCATGTGCTAATTCACATTCCTGGCCCGACCGGATTGCTAACATTGCCTGTTATTCGCAGCGGAAACCAGCAAGATTTCCGCTCTTGGTTGTGGAATGGAGATACAGAAAAGCCGACATTGAGCCCAAGCATATTAACAACTTTTACAAGCGGCATTGCTAATAAGAGTTGGCGCTGCCATTCGTTTATTACGGATGGAGCCGCGCAATTCCTAGGAGACTGTACGCACAGTCTTGCTGGAACAACGGTACCACTCTTGGATATTGACATCCTCCCCATTGTAAACGATGGGCCTCTCGCAAGGAATTCGAGTGATGGATGACTTTTCCCCGCCTTTTGTCCCGACTTTCTTTATTGGCGCCATGGTAAAGAAAAAATCAGGATCAGAATGGAGAGGTCGCATCGTCGGATGGTACAGCACGGCGTTGACGCCAGAAGGGTACGCCGTCGAATCCGAACACCACGCCGGATCGGTGCAGATATACCCGGCGTCGGCGCTCGAAAAGGTGTATTGAATGGCCAAAATCTGGGTAGCTGCGATGCTGGGCGGGCTGTTGGCAGGCTGTTCGACGCACAGCTATTTGTATCGGCCTGCCCCGGCGGCGCTGATACCCGTTGCTCCTGTTTTGCCGACAGTGCAAAGCGCTGAGCTGCAGTGCCTCTCCGATGATGTCTATTTGCGATTGGCGGAGCGGGATCGCGCGCGGCAGCAATACGCCGATGAGTTGCTGGCGTTGCTCGGAGGCACTCGAAAAAATGGCCACTAAGCCTTCTTGGGACGACTGGCAAGAGGCGTATGAAGAAGCGGCAGGGCATCTGTGCTACATCGCCGACAACGGCGGAAACGAAATTACAGACGGCGAGCGAGAAGCCATGTATCGCATTGCGGCGCGCCTAAGAAAGCACGCAGCGAGACTCAATAAGCCTAACAAGACAAACGACCTGCTGCGGAAGCTGCGCGCACCGTTGGAGACAATACCGTGACCGTCGATAAGATGATGGGTATGTACTGTAGTTTTTGCAGGAGACTGCGGGAAATCCTCTACGAAGCGCCCTGGTCAAGTTTTGACCTCATCACGGCGTCGATCACGTTCTGGCTCGGTCTGGATCTGCTGCTGAGTCCCGGACTGTTCCGGCGATTTGCGGGCGTGTATCAGGTCCTCGCGCGCCTCGGAAACGAGCGGCTGTGGGGATGTGGGTTCATCGTTTTCGGGGCGTTCGGCCTGCTCAACGTTTTGTGGCTGACCCGGCCACCGTTCCCCGTCCGTCTGCTGGCCCGAATGGGCATCGCGTTCTGCTTGCTGTCGCTCGCGCTCAACAACCTCGGCAACGTCCCGCCGCCCGCGTCTTCCGTCACGTATTCTGTCCTTTCTTGCGCCGCCCTGTGGTGCGTCTGGCGGACGAAGACCAGTGGTCGATGAAGCGAACAACTGGGCAGGGTTTCTCCAGTGGGTATTGAGCAACCCAGAAAAAGGAGCGCTGTTTCTCGTCCTGCTGGCCGGCGCGTGGACTTGGATCAAAGAGCTTCGCGGCAAAGCGAAAACCGATGACGCAAAGGAGGAATTCCTGGACACGCTAATCAGGGAAAATAAAGACCTGCGCGGCGAACTACGGGAAGAGCGGCGCAAGTCGAGGCGACGCCAAAATGACGATCCAGATAGCGGGAGACCGCCTTAAAAAATTTGCACAATTGATAGAAAAAAACTATCAGTAGTGATATGTAGATAGACAATGTTTACTGTGTCGTCCGGGGGCGATGCGTTGGAGAGATCGGAGCGTGAAGCAGGGCGAGTCGCCCAAAACCGCAGTCATGAAGGCGCTGAAGGCACTGGACGCCGACCCGGTCGCGGAGCTGGTCGCCGTCGCTCGGGACGCGAGGCGCGACGATTCGGACGCGCGCAAGCTGGCGGTGCGGGTCAAGGCGTGGTCGGAACTGTTGCAGTACTGCCAGCCGAAATTGCGCGCGGTGGAAGTCAGCATGACAAAGCCGGCGCAGTTGGAGTTGCCCGGTATAGAGGTGCGTATCGTGAGGGCGGAGCATTGAAGCCAATGCCGTTCAAAATCGACGTATCCGAGCCGTTTGCCGATGGCTTGATGCCCAAGCGGTACAAGTGCTGGCACGGGGGGCGCGGATCGGCAAAATCCTGGTGTGTGGCGCGGCTCCTGCTAGTCAGGGCGTACCGGGAAAAGATCAGGGTGCTGTGTGCGCGCGAGTACCAAAACTCGATAGCCGACTCGGTGCATCAGGTGCTGAAAACACAAATTGACATGATGGGCATGTCCCGCCATTTCGAGGTGCAAAACAACAGGATCACCAGCCTTTCGACCGGATCGAATTTCGTGTTCAAAGGGCTGCATCACAACGTCAGGGAAATAAAATCCTTTGAGGGCGTAGACGTTTGCTGGATCGAAGAGGCGGAGAACATCAGCGCCGAATCGTGGAAAGTACTGATCCCTACGATCAGAAAAGAGCGGTCTGAAATATGGGTGACATTCAACCCGGACCAGGAAACCGACCCGACCTATAGAATGTTCGTGCTCAACCCGCCCCCAGACTCGCTCGTCCGACAAGTCAACTGGCGAGACAACCCGTGGTTCCCGGAAACGCTGCGAGCGGAAAAGGACCGCTGCAAGGCGGTTGATGAAGACGCTTATCAGCACATCTGGGAAGGGGCTACGAGAAAAATATCGAACTCGATCATCTTCTCCGGGAAATGGGAAACACGGGCATTCGATGCTCCGAGCAACGCGCGATTCTACTTCGGTGCCGACTGGGGATTCTCGCAGGACCCCACGGCGCTTGTCCGGTGCTATATCGACAATAGATGTCTGTTCGTGGATTGGGAGGCGTCCGGGGTCGGAGTGAACATCGGGGAAGAGACCGCAGCCCTGTTCGATCGGATTCCCGAATCGCGGCGCTGGCCCATCAGGGCGGATAGCTCTAGGCCAGAGACCATATCCGCGATGCGGCGGATGGGCTTCAAGATCGATGCGGCGCGCAAATGGCCGAGGTCGGTCGAGGACGGCATAGCATCGATCAAGGCATTCGACAAGATCGTCGTGCACGAGCGATGCAAGCGCACTATCGACGAGATGAAACACTACCGGTATCGGGTAGATCGCGTGACCGGAGACGTGCTCCCGATCATCCTCGACGCCAACAATCACTGTATGGACGCCATTCGCTACGCGCTGGATGAGCACATTCAGTCAGGGGCGAAGATGCGCAGCTTCCGCATCGAGGATCTGTGATGACCGTCGATTTCAAGTCGGAAACCTTCTTGCTGGATAGCTACACCGGACAGGGCGGATTCCTGGACGGCGGATATCTGATACAGCATCCGCGCGAGAGCGACGCCAAGTTCGCGCGGCGCGTGCGGCTGGCGATCCGCCCGAACTTCGTCAAGAAGATCGTGGAGAGCTACCTCGGCTATCTGTTCCGCGTGCCGCCGTCTCGCAAGTCGGAATCTGCGGGCGACTACGATGCGTTTCAGGCGAACGCGGACGGGCTGGGGCACTCGCTGGACAAGATGATGGGTCGGGCGCAAAAGCTGGCGATGCTGCTCGGCACGGCGTTCTTGATCGTTGACCGGGAGACGGAAGGAGGGACGCCGTACCTTTCGGTTCGGCTGCCCTCTTCGGTGGCGAGTTCGACCCGGGATGCGCGGGGCCGGTTGCTGGAAATCTCGTTTCGGGAAACCTTCGACGGGCAAACCGTCGTCCGACATTTCGACGCCTACGGCTGGAAGGTGGCCGATGTCTCGGGTTCGACGATGGCGGTCGGAAATCACAACCTCGGCCAAATTCCGGTGGTGGCGCTGCACGCTCACGATCCTTTGCTAAACGAGACGTGTGTGGCGTCATGGATCGGCGACATCGCCCGCATCAACTGCGACATCTACAACGCGATTTCCGAGATGCGGGAAATCATCCGCAACCAGACCTTCCCGGTGCTGCTGATCCCGCAGCGGTTTCAGACCGACAAGAGCGACGCAAAATCGATCACGGTCGGCACCGACAACGCGCTGGCCTACGATCCGGCCGATGGCGCGCCCAGGTACATCGCGCCACCCGACAACCCGATCACGGTCATTCAGGGCTACATCAAGGATCTGATCGGGATGATCTACCAGTCCGTGAACCTGGAGTACGTGTCCGGCTTCGCGTCGGGGTCCGGGCTGGCGATCTCCTACTTTTTCCAGCAAACCCAATCGTCGCTGTCCGGCATGGCCGCGCAACTGGAGGGTGCGGAAACCCGCATCGCCGCACTGGTGGTCGGCTATGGCGGCGAACGGTGGGACGGATCGATCAGCTATTCCCGCGACTTCGACCTTCAAGACCTCAAGCAGGACCTGGAAATCGCGATAGACGCGCTCTCCATCGGCATTTCGGAAACATTCGACAAGGAGCTGAAAAAGCGGGCGGCGCGCAACGTGCTGGGACGCGAGGTGGGAGCCGAGGTGTACGCGCAAATCGACGGCGAAATCGACGCGACCGAGAAGCCCTACAGCGATTTCCCGGCCGATGGCGGTAGCGAGGCCATGCCGTGATTGCCGAGATCCGCGCGGCGATCAAAACCGCCGTCCGAGAGCGGCGCAACCCGCTGGCGTCGTTCGTGTCGCTTATGCGCTCGCTGCTTCTCAAGACGCTGTGGAAGATCGTTCCTCGCCTGCCGGTGCCCGTCCAGGACCGGGAGCGGTTCGTGTCCGACGCGATGGCGCAAGCCTTCGAGACGCGCATCGGCGGCAAGACCCTCTCTCGCCGGCTGTGGATCGCGGCCGACAGCCTCATGCAGAGCCTGGGGCGAACCCTGGCGGAGGGGGTTCGCTCCGGCGAAAAGATCACAAAGCTGGTGACCGAAATGCAGGCCGCCATCGACCGGGCGGCGGGCGTGGCGGGAAAGATCGAGTTCGACCCTTCCAAGGATTGGCTGGCGCAGCTCAGCCGGACCTCGCGCGGCCTGATCGCCGATCCGGCCGGCCGGGCGAAGTGGAACCGGACCATCGCCAAGGCGCGCAAGCTGGCCGAGGCGATCCGCGACGCCAAGAGTAAGCGCAAGGCGCTGGAATCGCTGCGCAAGATCGAAGAAGCGGTCAAGGCGGCGAACCAGGAGCTTCTGGACGCGGCGATCAACGAGCATCTGGTCAACAAGCAGGCTCGCTATCTGCTGCGCATCGCCCGCACCGAACGGCAAATCGCGAACATCCGCGCGGTCGGCGACGCGATGGCGAAAGACCGGAGCGTGATCGGCTTCCGGTGGAAATTGAACGCGCTCCATCCGAGGGAGCCCGACATCTGCGACCGTCTGGCGAACGTGGAATTCGGGCTGGGGCGCGGGGTGTTCCCCAAGGGGTCGTATCCGCGTAGCGTAGGCCACCCCAACTGCTTGTGCACCATCGTCCCGGTCACGCGGAAGAACCCGATAGCGGGAACCGTGTCGCCGGAGTCCATCAAATCGCAACTGCCGACCGGCTTCTACGGCTCGGCGTAAGGAGGGCCGCATGGCCGAACAGCAACAGCAACAGCAACCGCCGCAACAGCCGCCGGCGCCGACAACCCCACCGGCAACCACGCCGGTGCCGGGCGGGAAATCGGCGGACGAGATTCGCGCCGAAGCCGAGGCAGCGCTCAAGGCGCGGCTGAAAGAGATTACCGGCCATGACAGCCTGGAGGCGCTGGCCACCGCGCACAAAGCTGCGGAAGAGAAGCGGCTATCGGAGCAGGGCGAGTTCGCGAAGCTGGCGGAACAGCGGGCGCAAGAGGCGCAGAAGTGGCAAGCGAAATTCCAGGACAGCGTGATCCGCCAATCGGTGCTGGGCGCGTGCCTCAAGCACAACGCGGTGGACGGCGATGTGGTGTTGGCCCTGGTGCGAGGCGAGGCGCGGGTAGACGAAAACGGCGCGGTCACCATCGGCGGCAAGGCCGCAGAGGATCACATCGCGACGATGCTGAAAGCCAAGCCGTTCCTGGTCAAGCCGGAGCGGAGCGGGAGCGGTTCGCCCAGCTATCCCGATCCGGGCGGCGAGCAGGATAAGGCCAAGAAAGAGGCCATGGAAAAGGCGAAACAATCGGGCGACACGCTGGGCGTCTTGCGGATGCTGCGGCCGGCTTCTTGATGGTTTGATGGCTCCTTGAGGTAACAAAGATGGAACAGTCCTACGATTTTCAGAACCTGGTTCGCGACTTGTCGCCGGTGGTGTCCACCATCGTCAAGAACATCCCCGGCCTGATCTCGATCATCCCGTTCGCGGGCACGGCCTACAACAACAAGCACGAGTGGTTGAACGATACCTTCGCGCCGCAGGGCGGAACGCTGGCGGAAGACCTGGACACCGTAGAAACCGCCGTCGATGTGGCGGACGGAACCAAGTTCGCGGTGGGCCAGATCATCCAGGCCGGCGATTCGCCGGAACTGATGAAGATCACCGCCATCGCCACGAACACCCTGACCGTCACCCGCAGCTACGGCGGCTCCACCGCCACGGCGGTCTTGAACGGCGCGGCGATCAAGGTGGTGGCCAAGCCGGTGGCGGGCGGGAGCAACCAGGGCGACGACCTGGGGGCTCACCCGGTGGCGGACTACAACTACACCCAAATCTTCCGCGCCGACGCCATCGTGCCCGGCGACGTGATGAAAACGCCGCAGTACGGCGTGAGCAACGAGCTTGATCGGCAAGTCGCATACCACACCCAACGGCTGTTGTGGGACCTCAACCGCTCGCTGATCTACGGCTATCGCGTGGCCCGCGCATCCGGCGACAACGGCATGATGGGCGGTGTCAACCAATTCGTCAG